TGAACTCGCTCGGATCGGGGGAGTGATGGGTCATCAAGAGGAACACTACGATACTGGGATCTAAGACGCCGAAGGAGCAGCCAAGCATGAACCTTCTCTGCCGCCTCCGCGGCCACGACACCCAAGGCTGGGACCAGATACCCGACCGCTTTTTCTTCAATTCCTACGCCCCGGACGCCATCACCGTCAACGGCGACACCCGGATCCTCCACCTCCACAAGCAGGTTCCGGCGTGGTGGCACTTCTTCGGCCACGGCCAAGTCGAAGACCCCACGGATCCCATGGAATGGACGGATCAGGAGTGCAGATGCAGGCGATGCGGTATCCTATTCTGGGAAGCCGAGTTCTTCCCCTTCAGGAGGCGATAATGCCGAAACGGTGGCTGCTGCTGATGACCAAGGAAAACCTCGCAAAGTGTGAGGCCGGGGCTAAAACCCAGACCCGCCGGACCAACGAGCAATACCTCGGCATCATGGCCGGTGACGAGCTCTACTTCAGATCCGACTACAACACCACCTACGCCCAGGCGTCCGGCCCATACCTGGCGACGGCGGATGCGAGGTCGGAACGGCTTCATGACATCACCGATGCCGACGCCCTGGCCGAGGGCGTCAGCGCCTCCCCATACGTCGAGCTCTGGGAGGTCGGGACCGGGGGCCCGAGACCCATGGAAACCATGCCGAGGTGGCGGTTCCGCCTGCTCTGGGACAGCATCAACGACAAGCCCAGGTCGAAGCCGGGGGGACGCTGGCAAGACAACGGCAACGTCGTCCGAATCGAATTCACCAAGCCCCAGCACCATGAGGTCCCGGCATGACGAAGAAGAAAAGCGAGGAAATAATCCTCCCGGAACCAGTCCAGCGATGGCTGGAACGGGCGGGAGGTCTCAAGCGGTCGGTGTACCGAGCGGGGGCGGAAGCCTGTGCGCGGGGAGAAAAGCCAAGTGATTGTCCCTACACGCATCCAACATCCGTAGCGATGTGGCATCACGGATTCAAGGTGACAAGACTGTATCGGTTGGCAAATGGGCAGAAGTCATGGTGAAGAAAAAAGACCCCGACACCAAGCCACCCAAGGAGCCGAAGAAGCCCACGGGGCCGAGGAAATGGCCTTGGATCGAGATCCAGGCGGAGTGGATAATCTCTGACGCTGCCCTCTACCCGACGAAGGAAAAGTTTTTCGCGGCTCTACACGCGAACATTCCCGGCAGGGCGTGGAAAGTGGCGACGGTCGGGTGGACGGAACTCAGAGATAATTACCGGCAAAAAGTTATGGATGGTGCCATCGCCAGGCACCGAAAACGTTCAGAGGACTTGGTAAGCCGGCATATTCAAATGGGCGGTATCGCGTCCGCGGCCGCCTTCGACGATCTTCTGGAGAAAGTGAAGAACCCCGAGACTGGCGCCACGTCATGGAAGGTCAGGAAAGGCGTGAGGGCGAAGGAGATTGTCCGTCTATTCGAGGCCGGCGCCCACATCGAGCTCTCCGCGATCGGGGCCAGCAGGAAGGAGATTGGCGAAACCGAGGTAAAGATTACCAAGTCCGGGCCAGTGGTCCCGGGACAGCAGGGCCCACAAGTCATCATCCAGATCCCTTCGAACGGACGGGAGCGGCGTGAATAGCAAGACCTTCATCAAACCCCAGCCCGGTCCCCAGCGAGCGTTCCTGTCCACGCCGGCCGACATCGCCATCTATGGCGGTAGCGCGGGATCCGGGAAGTCATTCGGCCTGCTGCTGGAGCCCCTCCGTCACTACCGCAACCCCAGGTTCGGCGCCGTCATCTTCAGGAGGAACACGGTCCAGGTCAGAAACGAGGGCGGGCTCTGGGATGAATCAGTGACGCTCTATTCCCAGGTGGGAGCGGATCCCCACGAGAGCGTCCTGGAATGGACGTTCCCGGCCGGCGGCCGCGTCAAGTTCAGTCACCTGGAGCATGAGAAAACCGTCTACGACTGGCAGGGCAGCCAGATCCCCATGATCGGGTTCGATGAAATCACCCATTTCACGGCCAAACAGTTCTGGTATATGCTCTCCCGCAACCGCTCCGATTCCGGCGTCCCCGGCTATATCCGGGCCACCTGCAATCCCGACCCAGATTCGTTCGTGCGGCCGCTCATCGACTGGTGGATCGGGGAGGACGGCTACCCCATCAAGGCGCGGTCGGGAGTCATCCGCTGGTTCGTCCGGCTCAACAATGAGCTGATATGGGCCGATTCTGAGGCCGAGCTATTCAAGAAGTTCGGCAAGGGGCCGGAGATCCAGCCCAAGTCCCTGACCTTCATCCCGGCCAAGCTCCAGGACAATAAGATCCTCATGGCAAAAGACCCGTCATACCTGGCGAACCTGCTGGCGCTCTCCCACGTCGACAGGATGAGGCTCCTTGACGGGAACTGGAACATCAGGCCCAGCGGAGGTCTCGTGTTCCAGATGGGGTGGTTCCCGGTAGTGGACGCAATTCCTTCCGGGTGGAAGCAGGTGATACGGTACTGGGATCGAGGCGCGACCGCGCCGTCCGCCGAAAACCCTGACCCTGACTGGACGAGAGGCGTCAAGGTCTACCAGTACCATGACGGCACCTTCATCGTGGCCGACCTCCGCTCCATGCGCGACACCCCGGGCAAGATCGAGGGCTTTATCAAAAACGTTGCCTCATTCGACGGGGTGGGTGTTAGAATCATGGCACAGCAGGATCCGGGGAGCGCCGGCGTGTCGGAGGCAGAACATTTCGTGAGGATGCTCGGCGGCTTCGATGTCAAGGTCGAGACGGCGATGCGGGACAAGTTCACGAGGGCGAAGCCGGTGTCGGCCCAGGCTGAGGCGGGGAACATCAGGATCCTCCGCGCCGGGTGGAACAATGAGTTCTTCAACGAACTGGAAAATTTCACGGACGATCCGGGCGAATACGCCCACGACGACATCGTCGACGCCCTCTCGGGGGCTTTCAACGTCCTCGCCGGATCGGGCCGGTCATCCTTCGACGTGACGGATAGACTGGCGGGAGCCACGCGGTGAAAAAAAAACAGAGTAGGTTCGACAAAGCCGTTCAGCTCGACATGATCAAGAACACGATGTCATACCCCTCCCAGTTCAGCTTCTCCAGCTACCCCCAGACCCAGAGCCTCACCGGCCAGCAGATGCTTTCCCAGGCCGACACCATCTTCAACAACCTCCGATTCTACCTCGTCTCGAACTTCCGCCAGATCCTCTCCCAGGCATACGTCGAGATCGGGCTGGTGCGGACTGTCTGCGATATCCCGGTGGACGACGCCCTCCGTGGCGGGGTGGAGATCAAGTCCAAGCAGCTCGATGAAACCCAGATCGAGGAGCTACTGACCTCGATCGAACGCGATGACGACCTCCAGATCGCCGGCCAGGCCGCGAAGTGGAACCGCCTGTTCGGTGGCGCCGGCATCCTCATCCTCACCGACCAGGATCCTGAGCTACCCCTGGACATTCACGCCATCGGGCCCGACGAGAAGCTGGAGTTCCGAGCCGTCGATATGTGGGAACTGTTCTGGGACAAGCAGAGCGCCGACGGCTACACCGAGGGCTTCCAGGACCACGAGACCGAGTTCTTCAGCTTCTACGGCGAGCAGGTCCACAAGAGCCGGGTGGTGAAGATCAAGGGCCAGGAGGCGCCGTCGTTCATCCGGCCGCGGCTCCGGGGCTGGGGGACGTCGGTGGTGGAGCTACTGGTTCGATCCGTGAACCAGTACCTGAAGTCCAGCAATATCTCGTTCGAGGTCCTGGACGAGTTCAAGCTCGACATCTTCCGCTTCAAGAACCTCGTCGACACCCTCCTCATGCCAGGTGGCGAGGAGAAGGTCCGGCAACGGACATGGGTGGCGAACCAGCAGAAGAACTTCCAACACGCCCTCATCCTCGACCTGGAGGACGAGTACGACCACAAGCAGTTATCATTCGCCGGTCTCGGGGAAGTGATGAAGGAGATCAGGATCCAGGTCGCCGCCGACATGAGGTTCCCGCTGACGAAGCTGTTCGGGATCTCCGCGGCCGGGTTCAATTCCGGCCAGGACGACATCGAGGTCTACAACGGCATGGTGGAGGGCGAGGTCAGGAACAAGATCAAGAAGGCCGTGGTGAAGATGCTGGAGATCAAGTGCCAGCAGATGTTCGGCTTCATCCCCGACGATCTCAAGGTCTCGTTCAAACCGCTTCGGATTCTGACGGCGGTGGACGAGGAAGGCGTGAAGACCCAGAAGTTCGCCCGGCTCCAGCAGGCGAAGACGGCCGGCGACATCGACGACGTGGAATACCGCGAGGCCATCAACAAGGGCAACCTGTTCGATATCAGCCTGGACGTGAACAAGCAGGTGATCGGGCCCCAGGACCTCATGGCCGGCATGGCCGGGATGGGGGGGGCACCAGTACCGCCCGGCGCTCCTCAACCTGGCAAG